TTTGCTATCAACCTTTTGATTTACTGACTTGATTCAGGCCTTCCGGATTCTGCTTCACTCATGCATCCCCTCGTCAGCCACAAGGCCGGGGGACGGAGAAAAACATCACAAAATCGAAGGCATACAGGTACGGGACCGGCAGGGCCGGCAAGGAAATAGTCAGGCGCGCCAACGCCAACGGGCGTGAGCCTTGATAACGCGCATCAAAAGCTTGCTGACTGTCGTCACGGAAGGGGTCTCATCGGTACGTTTCAGGACATTAGCGTACCGAATCGGCCGGTGCAATATGAATGTGCCGGGCCGCGCCGATTGAAAAGCAGTTAAAGGCTGAAAAGAGGGCCGCGCCTCCTTGCGGAGGCGGGATTGAGGCAGGGGCACGATGGCCTGGGAGGTGGGGAGCCGAGAGGAACATCAGTGCGCAATCTCGCGCACATAGGCTTGGCAGGCCTTCAAAGCGATCAATCCCTGATCGCCGTAGTCGGTGATGGCGACAATTCGTCCAGCAGCCGCTGGGTCAAGTTCGCCTCGCGGGCTTCCATGAACCACGCCGCCGGTGTCGGTGCCGGCTGGCATGCCATCGCGCTTGGCGGGGCTGTTGGCGAGGAGGACTGACAAGCGCAAATCAGCGGTAGCCAGGCGATCACGCAAACGAGCCTGAGCAGTCTGTGCATCGCTCAACTCCTTGTGGATGGTTGTATCGTTGGTGTGCAAACGGACTTCCAGCGCCCGTCGTTGTGCCTGCTCGGCGTTCTGCCAGTCGACGACCGCCAGCGCCGCCTGCTCGCGCTCGCGCTGCCACGTCAGCGCTTGCGTGGACAGTTGCAGGCCATAGCGGGCCGCCTGCCATTTCCAGGCGGCCCATGTACCCAGCCCTGACCCCAGCACGAATGCGAGGATCAGGCATCGCATATCCAGCACTTTCACGGCAGCACCTCCAATGCCCGCTGGTAAAGCGCCTGCCGATCCGCCAGGCCGTTGGTACCGCCGTTGATGCGCCGGGTGATCATCAGAAAATCCCCCTGGTCTGCCAGCGCGTTGAGGTTGGCCCGATCCCAGAACCATGCCGCCGACATGGCCGCGTGGTCGGGTTGTTCGAGCAGTTGCGGCTGGGCAAGCAAGTCCAGCCCGAGCGCCTCCCCGCACGCCTCATAGTTGGTCCGCCCCGTCACCTGAATCAGCCCACGGCCCCGATACAACTGACCGTCGCCATCTGCTTCTGGCGTGTTGCCCAGACGCAGCGCCAACTGGCCCGTGTCGTACTTCGCCAGGTAGCTGTCACTGCCCAGCTCGCGCACATAACGAAGCTGCCCGGACTCATGCCCTATCTGAGCGATGAACGCGGCGATACGCAGGCGAGTGTTGATGGCGTAGCGGGCCATGGCGATGTTGAGAGCAGGAACGAAAACGCCGGCTTTAGAGCCGGCGTTGGGGAGGATTTGCAGTAGTTGTTGCTGGTTGATAGGCATGGTTACTCCTTCCTTGCTTATGACGCTCGTCAGTGCCCCCAATCGGACGAAGCTTTCGTGACTCAAGAACGACGCGCATTACGGGTAAAAAAAAGCCCCATCATTGACCTGAGTCGTTAGCAGCAGTCATATCGGCAGGTCGCGGCCATAGCGAAAGCAGAAACAACAACTCCAGCCTCATAGCTGGCGCCGGATGCAATTCGTTTTCGCGCACGCCCTGCCAAATGGCTAACTACTCAGAAGGTGGCACATACACAAAAGGCTGCGCAGGCGCCACTGGCCAGTCGAACTTCCTTGGGTAACCTGGCAATGTGTCAATTAGGGAAAGCTGCACGCGATAAAGACGGAACGCGTACAGCTCAGCTTTTAGGGCTGGCACGGATTTCAATTGCTCTTCGGTCGCCAGATTCATTGCTATGGCGTCTTGAAGAATATCCAGTTCGTCCAGCAACGAGTGGATTCGATAAGTAGCGTTACTTGACAAGTTATTCCGCTGACTCGTCACCAGCTGCAGGACCGCCTCCTCGGTCGGCTCGAGAACCGGGCCGAACTCACCGGCGAGGGCACGGTTAAACAGATCGACGCCGTGAGCAGCGGAATCGTTGGGAGACGCACTAAAAGGCACCTCGCCGTAAGTGTCTTTAAACTCTGCAAACAACACCCACAGATTAATGTACGTGTGTGTCATATCGGACCAACGTGGATCACGAGCGCTTATTACTGTGTACATATGAATACCTTTGATTTTCTATTGAGAGAGTATGGATTTATGAATGATTGACGCTTGCGGGCGTCAGCGGACCTTCTGTTTCGTTTGATGACAGGAACTAAAACGCCGGCGGTGGGGCCGGCGTCAGGGATGATGTTGAGTTGTTGTTGCTGGTTGACAGGAATTGATACTCCTCTGGGGCTTGCGGGACGAGCCCACCCCATGAGTCGACAAGGCTCTCCTGTTCAAAAGTGAGATTAAATGGCGAATAAAACAACGCCCCCTCATAGCGGGGCGTCAGGACTTGGGCAGTTCGTCTGCACTTACGCCTCTAACCGGTGCCAGCTGTTCAGTAGGCTTTACATATACAAATGGCGACGCTGGCGGAACGGGCCACACGAACGATTCTGGGAAGCCTGGCTGCGCATCGAGTTGGGCGAGCTGCACACGGTAAAGCCAATACGCATCAAGCTCGGCCTGCAGCGCAGGCAGGATTTTCAGTTGAGCTTCAATGGCACTTTGCAAGGTATCCAGCCTGCTGATCAGTGAATCGACTTTCGCCGCAGCCATCGCCGAATAGAGGCTGCGCTGCCCCTCGATATCGCCCGTGTCCACTGGCTCGATCGGATCAAGAATCGGTCCAAAAGCCCCGGCGATTGCCCGGTTGAAAAGCTCTACGGCCTGCGGCTTGCCAGTAGCTGAAACAGTGACTTCCTCCTCACCATGAAGATCTTTGGTTTTCTCAAAGATGATCAAAAGAACAATAGACAGACGGGCACGATCAGCCCAGCGAGGACTGCGAATGCTTGTCATGATCCAAGGCAGTTCATCTTCGCTCACGCCTGTAGGAGGTGTAGTCACCTCCGGCGGCTTTACATAAACAAAGGGAGTCGCAGGTGGAACCGGCCAGGCGAAAGAAGTAGGGAATCCCGGGAGCGAACTCAGATTGGAGAGCTGTGCCCGGTAAAGCGAATACGCATCAAGCTCGGCTTGCAGCGCAGGCCGGGACTCGATTTGCCCGACTGTGGCCGACCCCGATGCGATGGCGTTTTGCACAATGGTCAGTTGAAAGTCCAGCTCGTTGATTCTCCTGGTAGCGTTGTCCAGGTAGATACTGCGCTCCGCATTGACGTTGATAAGGATCATCTGCTCGCTCGGTTCAAGAATCTCACCGAACTCACCGGCGATTGCTCGGCTGAACAATGCTGCGTATTGCGGATCCGGATGATTGGCAGAGACCGATATAGCGTCCTGACGATCCATATAGCCGGGTTCAGTAATGATCACCCAGAGCGTCATGGAAGTATGGGCCTGGTCAGCCCATTGCGGGTTACGGGAGACGGGTACTATGTTCATGGTTAACCCTTCATATTGTGTATTAAGAGAGTGCTGTTATTACGGGATGACGATTTATGTGCACACCAGACGCTTCCGCCGATAACGCCTGAGTTAACGATGCGGAAGGTCAGTGCTGTGTGTCGTTATGAATCACGTTTTATTAACGACTCAGCACCTTTTATCTGCAGAGTCCGTGAGGATTTGGCACGTGCCTAAAAACGCACGCAACGGTCTCGAAAAGCGGGCAAAAAAAAACCGCTCTCGCAGTCATGTCTACAGGGCAGTTGTACCCGAGGGCGGTGAAGGCCATTTGATCTGGAGAGGGTAATCCGGGGTTTGCTCGATCCGGTTCAGTTCTACGCTATAGCGTTTCCATTCGAGCAAACTTGCCTTCTCCGCCTCGGTGGCATCTCCCAGTTCTTCGGCATACTGCAACGGGGCGATACGTGTAGCTGCTTCCTGCAAACGCTGGTCACGAACCAGCAGAGCGGCGGAAGCCAAAGCGGCCTTCTGCGCTTCCGTATCAAGAACCCATTCACCCTCTCGCCAAACGTAATACTTGCCGGGCCATTGTTTGGCGGTGAGCCGTTCAGGCGGCAGACCGAGGCTGCTCCACTCCTCTACCGAGCCGTCGTTTATTCGATACATCAAGCCACGGCGATCTATGACCTGCTGCAGCTCACCGTTTATCAGTGTCCAGGCAAATCCTGTGTTCGGTTCGTTAAGCAACTCGGTCATGCTTACAGCATTGCTGGGCGTTTGCTCGCCCAGTCCAGGAACAACCGGTAATTCAACAGGCCCTATCAAGGCCCCAGAGTCATCTATCAAGTAAGTAGGCATAATGTCCTCAGATCAGTTTAATACGGCCGGGATAGGCCATGTTGCGGCTACGGAAACGAATCCAGTTGTTCATCGGTTGCTGGTCGTCTCTCATAGCAGCTCCCGTCACGCCGTTATCTGTCGTTTCACGGAGATACGCAGAACCTCCAGCTGGAACCAATGCACCGATCGGCAACAAGCCATTAGGGCCTGTGGAGTTGAGGCGTCCATCTGCCTGGGCGTGACCACTGCCCAACAAGTAAGTACCCGCTTCTATGTCAGACCCGCTCCACTCCTGAGCCACCGTCCTCAGCCAAGTGCCGTCCTGCCAAGATCCGGCGACACGCGACGTATCGACGCCACGAGACTCATCCAGTACCCGCAGGAACTCGCCCCTACCTTCGGGCCCTCGGAAGGTCAGGGCGCCGTCGCCACTGCTCCATCCACCTTCCTTGCCGGTACGAGCTGCTTCGGTGTAAACCATCCCGGACTTTTGCGCATGATCCCAAAGCCACGGCCAGTCGGCGCGGTTGAGAAGCCCACCGTTCAACGCTCCGTATCCTCCTGGGCTGAACAACGTCGTTGTTTCGAAGACGGGTCGTCCCAGAGGTGTGTTGTCGTAGCGTCCTACCGGCCACCAACTCCCGGCACCATCGCTGCGCAGATGCCACCAGTCTCCAGCCCCCATCAGAACCAGAAAGGAATAACCAGCAGCATTTAGATGGGTATGAAACCTGATCTTTTCCCCGGCACTTGCATTAACGGTCAGCCGGTTGCCACTGCCGTCTATTCTGCGAACAATGACGTCCTTGACACCTAGTGCCGCGTTTGAGGAGGGCAGTGTGAACGCACGATTGCCGCCAGTGGCATCCAGTAGCAGCAACTCCATCTGGTCTCTTGTAAAAACTGTATCGGTGGTGAAAGAGAACACTTTTTGAGAGTCGACCTCCTCTACCTCTGTCATTTTGCCGCGCTTGGTGATGTAGATCGCGTCAGTATTAAAAACAAGCTCTACCCACTCCGCCGCATTGAGCTTCAACGTATTGCTGCCGGCACCGTATAGGGAGATGATCTCAGCACCATTGGCCTTGATAGTTGCCGCTGCTGGCGATGCGTTATGAAAGGTTATCGACTTACCTACTACTACGTTCGCTTTGGGAGGCAAGGTCAGCGTGATGCCCCCAAGGTTGATTCTGTGCCAATGCCCCGCCGCTCCGGGCAACAGAGTTTCAGAAGCGGTGTAGCCAAACCCGGCACCTTTATAGGCCTGCCTGACTTGCGAACCAATCTGCGTAATTGCGGTTGCGAGCTGGTCTGTTCTGGTTTCATCAGGCTGCTCACCACCGGCCGCCATCGCATTCAAAATCTCCTGCGTGATCGAGTTACCCCACTGCGCAGGAATAAGCGAGCCGGGCATGCCGGTCGCCGGGTTTTCATCTACAAACTTGCCGCTTGCCAAGCCTACGCCCGGCACACTCTTGGGATAATCCACATTGTGTTCCTCAGTTGAAGTTTACGAATTCGACGCTGTGCGCCGGTGCTGCTCGACGGATCAAACATTCGATTGCGAGCCCGGGATTCACCCCGAACCGCTCTCCCCAGTAGCTGGCCCCGAAGCGTCGGCCCAGGCGCTGGCGCCCGCCGGTGTTCAGGGTCCACATGAATTGCGCGTTCCAGGTGCCGAAGTACGCTTGGCCAAAACGCGAACGCCCCATACGGGGCGCTCGGTGTTCGGTCACGGTGGCATCGGGGTAGCCCTGGCTGATGGCAATGTCGATGTAGAACGCCGCGTTTTGCCCTCCTGTTGCCACGAGCCGCTGGCGCACCGACAGACGCCGGTCAGCGAACAACGGTTTGAGCCCCAGGCACGGGTCGGGCAGGTTCATCACCCGCTCCCAGTCCGGGACCAGCTCACTGACGGTGGCGGGGTCCATCTCGTTGAGCAGGTCAAACGCGCGGCCATCGATGCGCGCGAACTCGCGGGACAGCCCGGTAATCACCTGCTGCAATTCCGGCACCCGCTCCGGATCCCACGCTGGGCCGGGGGGCAACAGCGCCTGCAGTTGCCCGGCGTAGTGTTCGGCAGTTCTTATGACGACCATTGAATACCCCCGAACGTGAGCAGCTGGTTGGCCGCCGCAGTAACGTTGGCCACTGGCGAAACCAGCACATGA